GCTCAATTTGTAGCTTTCACAATGGTAAGACCTACAAGATTGATGACCTGACTTACAGGCCACCTTTGCACTGGAACTGTCGTTCTAGTATGATACCAGTAATGAAAAGTAAAGATGAACTTGCACTGCTTGACTCTGCACGTATTAAACAGAGAGCTGTGGGTAAACTTGATGTTGCCGATTTCAATGGTAAACCACCTATGATCGTAAACTTCACTGACTGGTTGAAAAGACAACCATCAAACATTCAAGAAAAGCTGCTCGGTTCTGCCGATGCCGCTAGTCTATTTCAACAGGGCCGACTTAAGGCTGCTGAGTTCATTACACCAAAAGGACGGGCCTTGACGATTCAAGCTCTACGTGCCAAGGCTGCTATCTCTACAGCAATCTTTAGGCCAAGTCAGACTGTAAAGAACGAGGAAATGTCTATCCCCGCCAAGAGACCTTCAACACTTTTGTCTAATCCAAGACACCGTGATAGTCTCCGTGAAATGTTTATTTTAGATTCAAATAACTACAATTCAACTATGGCACTGACTAACTTCAAGGGTACGACCCTAGTTGGTAAACAGGCAAGCCGTAGACGTGTGGGCAATCAATTTGATGAGCGTAACTTTTCTTCTGATCCTCTAACGGGTGAAGTTAAAAACAACCTACTTTATGATCCCGATTTCAACCTCTATCAAGAACGTATTGACTTCATGAGGAATTCTAAAGACCTCACACCAGACCAAAAAGACTTCATTGAGAGTACTGTTGCTGGCCTAGATGATAAGATATCCTTAAATCAACAAACTGTTGCTATTGAGAACCTCCGTGTTGTTTTCCAGCGTTACAATGCTGATAAAGAGCCTTGGGGTGACTTTGTAGCTGTTATGAGAGCAGAGAACCGCTTCTCAGTACAGAACGTATCAAGGCTCCTAGACACCCGCTCACGACGTCGTTCAGAAATGTTTGTTCGGTATCTGAGTGAAGAAAAGCCTCAAGTACAGATCATGGGCAAGTACTATGACCTTGAAGATCTTACTAAGAACCAGCTGGCAGATCAACGCTTCATTGATGCTTGGCGTAGGACTGAAGGTAAGGCTCTTGTAAACAAAATGTACTTCTCTGGACGCGCTCCAATGAGGTCTTATTTTGCCCGTCTGAGTACAACAGAGAAAGACTTGAAGAAATTTAAAAACAAGTTGCTTGACAGTATCATACCCTTAAGAAAAGCTTACAGAGAATTTAAGAAACGTTTTAGTGGAGAACCAAAAGATAGTTGGTGGACAAGGCAGATTTCAAAGCTTAACGAGAACATCCGTTACATCCTTGATTTTGAATTCTTGACACTCAGTAAAGCCCCAAAGTCGGCTTTCATAAACGAACGCGCTCTTGAGAGTCTTACAAAGGTTTTTAAACTCGCTGCTTCTGGACAAGCCACTGACTATGATAGCCTAGCTATTAGTATTGGTAAAACCCTAGCTGCAGATATTGGTGATATTTTTCCGGGAGTTACACACACTCTCAAAAGCTACCACGCAGAAGGTTCTAAGGTACTTCAGTTTATGAAGGAACAAAACCTAATCCGCATCAACTTCCGTGGTAAGGCTCGTAGGGGTGTCTTTGACGTTGACACTGGCAGAGTATCTGGCGGCTTTGGCGACACGGTTAGTCGTGAAGTTCAGGTAATTGATAAGACACTTTTAAAGCTTCAAGAAGCTGAAAGAAGGAATACTATTGCAAGACGATTAGGTACAGTGAATGCCAGAGACCGACTCTACGTTAAAGCAGGGAAAAAGACCTTTGTTGATGCAAGAGGTAACGAGACAGGTATTCCAATCATTTCAGCCAATAAGTTTGCTGACTATGATCCTAAGCAGATTGATACTGAAATGGCCCAGATGATGAATCACGTCATGAACGTTGAATACTCTGTTGATAACGAGTTCTTTGACTTTATGGATAGTGTTACAAGGTTCAGAGACCCACGAGGTAATTCTAAGTACTTTGACAGTATTAATGAATTCCGACATGAAATTCTAAATCGTGGTGAACAAGGTTATGGTTTAATGACTACTGCCAAGTATCACCGTTTAAGACAGGAAAACTTTAGAACACAGGCCTTTATTGACTCTCGTGGCCGTGTTTACCACCGTGGCTACCTAACACCTACGGGTGGTGAGCTTGTTAGACCTTTCCTTAACTCAGGTACACCTACTAGAATTGACCTTAACTCTGTAAGAGAACTTGAGATTCAGATTGGTGCATTGTTAGGTCCTGCCACGGAAGCTTTAACCCAATCCGGACGAAGAGCAATCTTCAGAAGGAACGCAGAGAAGCTTAGGGAGATCGGTGGTTTGCTGCAGGCTACAACCCAGAGAGATCGCCGTATCAGAGAGTTCCTTGAACATCCTTTGATTAGGGGTTTGGAAGGTGCTGAAGTAGGTAAACTGGCTCGTATGGCCCTTGAGTACAAACGTATCTTTGATCACGTTGATGGTGACATGAGAAACCCAGCCAAGCTTGCTACCTATAAAACACGGTTGATGATTGAGAATGACGCCTCTTCAAGTGGTGCTCAAATTATTGCCCTATCAACTGGTGACAGACCTATTGCTATGGCCTCAAACGTGCTTGCCACAACACAAAAGAACCGTCTGTATGACTTGGTTGCCCAAGACACAATCAATGATCCAGAGTTCTTGGAGATTGCCGCTCTGCGTAACGCTAACCTCACTTGGGAAGACATGGCTAAGGCTGCTAAAAATCAAAACATGGTTACCTTTTACGGTGCGGGTGAAGCTACAAAGACTGCAAAGGTTTCTGAAAAGCTTTCTGGAATTCTTCAAAATAGAGGCTTCCTGACTATAACTAAAGGTGACCTCACTGAGCAACTACGCTTGGTGGATAATCAGGTTAAAGTTGCCACAAGACTTGGAGCTACAACAACTGTGGATAACTTGACAGCTTTCCGTAAGGAACTTATAGAGTTAGTGAATAACAACCAGCCTGTTGGGAGAGGCCTCTTAAAAGAGGCAATGCTTGTACATCCTGACTCAGGTGACTTTGTTGAAAAGATTATGAACGCAAGACAGGGTATCATTGGACCAAAAGACTTCGAGGCTGTGTCTCGTATTATGTCTAAGAACTTGTCCCAAAGAGCACCAGTTACAGAAACATTCATTACTTTTTGGAAACGAGTAGCGCGTTCCTACGTTAGCGAAACACAAAAGGTTGATATCCCGTGGGTAACTTTCGATGGAAAGATTATGATGCAACGATATCGACCAAAACTACAAGAACGAATTGATTTTACCGATCCGGTAACTGGGCGAAGAGTCCAGAATATCTACGAAGCCAGTGCTGAAGACGGGAAACTGTTGGGTAAAGGCTCTCTAGCGGACGCCTCAATTGGTCTTGGAGTTAACGGAAACCACAGCAATGACGCTGTTATTGTTAGAAGGTTCCATCTTTGGGGACTAAAGAATAATGTTGGAACAGGAACCATCCACGATGCTTTCTTTACTAATATTGCAGACGCCCAAAGATCAAGAGACGCCCTGAGGACCATCTATGCAGATGCCCTTGGTGGTGATACCATCAGGAAGACCCTTGCTGCTATGCGTAAAGAGGGTATGTCCAATACTACCTATCAGGCCTTAATTGCTGAAGCGAAGAGCCTCGGATTGATTGACCCTGATAACGCGATTACAAGAGCAGACATACTGGCCCCCATTAAAGAAGGTGAGGACTGGTACGGAATTGGTCCATGATATATTTGTAATAGTCGAGACCTAAATAAACACCAATAAACAGAGGCCGTGCCTTTGTTCAATTTATAAACAATTTTAAGCTGTGCTTAAGGAGAAACTATGAGTATTGAAGAACTAAAAGCTAAACTTGCAGAACTAAAAGCGAAACTTGCTGAGGCTGAAGAGGGTGGAGAAGCACCAATCGAAGCTGAAATCGCAACAGTTGAGGCAGACCTTGCTAAGGCAGAAGCTGCTGAAGATGATGACGAGGATGACAGCCTTGAGGCTCAAGTTGAGAAACTTTCAAATGCTAAGCTAGCCAAGATGAAGGCTAACATGGATAAAATGGCTGAAAAGCTTGCCAAGGCTGAGAAAGACAATGCTGACGCCGTTACTGCCCAGAAAGCTGAAAAGATGAAACGCCTTGAAGACGAGGGTAAGCTGACAGAACTTGCAGAAATGCGGGCCACTGAAGCCGAAGCCAAAGTCAAGGTTATGCAGGATGAAAATACCCAGCTAAAGCGTGATGGTGTTGTTAATACCGCACTGAACTCGCTTGATTTCAAGAACGATCGCAGCCGTGAAATGGTACGTAAAGACGTAATTGACCAGCTTGCTATTGATGAAGACGGTAACTGGACCCATAAGTCCGGCAAGTCTATCACAGACTTCGTTCAAGAATACTCTAAAGATACTGACAACGAATTCCTCTTCCGTGCGAAAACAAACTCCGGCGGGGGTAAGTCCACTAACAATGGAACTTCTGATACCGATGATAAAAAGAGCATTGCAGAAATGACCACTACCGAAATCCTTAAACTTGCCTCTAGTGGTAAGCTTGGGGCTTATAATCTCTAAGAGATAAACAATAATATTCTAAGATAGGAATACATAAAATGGCTATTACAAATACAGACTTCCAGAACATCGCTCTTGCGATTTCCGCGTACACAGACGAATTGTACACAACTGAGCGCAAGCTCAATTCTACGGGCATTGTCGGCCAACGCGACGATGTAACTGCCGATGGTGAAAGCTTTATCGGTCAAATGCGCTGGTACCAGCCATTGCAGGCTAACATCAACGTAGCGTCGCTCTCTAACGCTGCTGATGGTAACTACACTGACATCACCACAGAAGTCAGCAACTACATCAAGACTGTTCGCACATTCGGTGCCAAGCAGGTTAACCTTCAGGAAGTTGTTTCTAAGCAAGACGGCCTAATGAAAATCGCCCGTGACTTCTCCGAAGTACGTGCTCAAGACGAACACAACGGTTTGCTGAAAGTCCTTCAGGGTGTTGCTGCTTACGAAGTAGGCGTCGGTGACCTTGGTACCGCTGGTAACGGTGGTCTGATTTCTTTCGACACAGACCCTAACGATGCTGCCACAGGTTTCTTCGTTGACATCAACGCTCTTGGTGAATTCGGTGATGCTGCTACTGTAGTTGGTGACGAGCGTAAACTGTTTGACAGTACTGCACTTGGTGCTGCTCGTGGTGAACGCCTGTTCCGCGCAGTCGGTATGGCCTTCAAAGACTATGAGCCTGACTACATGTACCTGATCACAAGCCCAGAGAACATGGCTGAATTCCGTTCGGCTAACCTCGTTGATGACATCATCGTTACAGACGGTAACCTTGAGTTCAGCACTCTGTTCGGTGGTAAGTTCCGCTTGATCCCAACTCGTGCAAACCAGATGATTTCCGGCTTCACTGCTGGTGACTTGAATGTTCGCTCCACAAAGGCTACTTTCGTAGTTAAGCCTGAGTCCGTTGCCTTCGCACCAATCGGTGTCTCCACTCCTGTTGAAGTTGAGCGTAATGCTGCTTCCTATACTGGTGGTGGTTCGACTGACGTTTGGTACCGTTATGGCTTCATCATGCACCCAACTGGCTACGACTGGACTGGCGCAACGAACGCCTTTGCAACGAACGCCACGTTCGCGGCTGAAGCTTCTTGGGGTCGTAAAGTAAACGCTCTTAACTTGGGTATTCTCCCTATCTTCCACTCGTAAACCTAGGAGGAACTAATGGCACTAGTACTTAACACAAATAGCTACGTTAATACTACTGAGGCTGATCTTTACTTTGACACACGCATTGACAGTGCAAACTGGTCTAATGCAGAATCCTCTGTAAAAGAACAAGCCTTGGTGACTGCAACGCAGATCATTGACGAAAACGCTTGGATTGGGTACGCTGTTAGTTCTTCTCAGGCTCTTGCTTGGCCTCGCAAAAACGCTAGCTACTCGGACCCTAAACTGGGAATGGTGGTTAGCGTTGCCGAGGACGAGGTTCCAGATAGAGTTAAGGTAGCTGTTTACGAACAGGCCTTACACCTTGTAGAGAATGAAGACCTTCTTGGTGGTCAAACCCAGACTTTCGAGTCTATTACGGTTGGCCAAATCTCCCTGACTGATTCTAATAATGATGTTAGGAAAGTACCCATGAAAACACCTAATGCAACGCGCTACATTCGGCCCTTGCTGGTCCGAGGTGGTGCTCATACATGGTGGAGGGCTAATTAATGTCTTTAAGAAACACGGTCAGTAACGCTGTTGATAAGGCTTTTGACGCAGCAGGTGATCTTGTTCAGACAGGTAAGCTTTCCTCAAAGAAGGTAACAGGTTATGATTTTGCAGGAGGTGGAGAAACTGTTTCCACTTCCTCAACCAAAATAGTTGACGTCATTCTTACCAATACTAAGAAACCAACAAGTAAGTCTTTCGAGACCCTTGCACTTCTCAAGTCCGGTATAGACGTCTCAATTTATAGTACTATAACAATAAACAAAAAACTGTATAACATTGAATCCTTTGCGGACGATGACTTTGTTGTTACACTTGTACTTGCTAGGGAGATATCATAATGTATGAGCTAATCCTACAAGACATTAACGGTGTAATCGCCTCTGCCGCTTGGACAGATCGACTAATTGAGGTCGTTCCAGATAACTACTTTGGAAAACTGAATAACCCTAACGAATACTGTAAGCTTTTCATAATGCCCTCAAACGGTAGTATTGAAGCTCACGGTGGACTCACCTCTCTATCAGGTTTGATTGCCATGAAGATTTTTGTAAAGGCTGGCGAAGGTCAGAACCGAATTATGGAAATCTCTGGTGAACTAGACTCTGTTTTCAAAAACAAGAAACTAACAAATGGAACTGAGCTTGGAACTTCCCACTTAACGTTGGAAGGAATAGACAGCGACAATAGCACGCTTTATAGCGCATCCTACTTTATTACATTCAAACATTATGGAGAAACTTGATAATGACACACATTACAACCCTCGGAGCAGGTATCTACACTTACCTTGACATGTTCTCTGGTACTATTCCAGCGGACACAGACACCTCAACTGAATTTGCTGCCCTGTTTCAGACAGCTAACTCCGCAGATATTGACCGTATGCCTTCCGTACGCGAGTTCCCTTCTGTCGGTACACCTGCTAACATTGTAAACGTTCCTGTTTACGGTCAAGCAACATCGTCTCAGGTCCAAGGTCAGGCTGATGCTCCTTCTCTCGAAGTGACTGTCAACTACGTACCTTCTGATATGGTCGCAGTCCATGCTCTGATTGGTACAGAAATGGCCTTCCGCGTCATGATGACTACAGCGTCAATCACACTGGCTGACAGCCTCAATGCAACAATCGCTGGCGACAACACCGAGTTTTACTTCCTCGGTAAAGTTGAAGCTGTTCTTGTCAACCCACAGTTGACCGATGCTAACACCGCAACCGTTACACTCTCTGCACAGTCCGACTTTGTTGGTCCTGCAACTGTAGCCGCTGCTTAATAAGTAATTGTGGGGAGGCCCTTAGCGGGGCCTTCCTACCCTCAGGAGAATATAATGCAGAACCCGTTTAGCAAAAGTTTTGTCATGCGAACTACCTTCAGACATATGAGGCGTAGCGTTGACATTAGTATTAGAAAGACATTTGAACGCTTCCAAGATTTCGACAATGACTCACAAGCAGGTCGAGAGATTATGGAAACGCTATCAGTACTTCACACGGTTCGAAAGATCCTTGATGATTTCCAAGTCGCAAATCCAACTCTGTTTTCAGACAGAGACCGTATTAAATAATTATAGAATATAAGTAAGGAATATAAAATGAAGCACCTAATTGGTAAAAAGCAGACTAAAAAAGTAGAATTCATGGGCGACAAGGTGGAAATCCGCAAGTTGTCCATTAACGACGTGATGGTAGTCCGCGACTCAATCGAAGCCCAAAAAGATGGTGGCGATCAAATGAGTGTCCTGCGAGACGTATTGCGTATGGCTGTTGTCGGAGCAGAAGAAATGACCGACGAAGAATTTAACGACTTTCCACCTTCAGACTTGAATGAACTGTCTGAATTAATCCTACAGTATTGTGGTCTAGCCTCTGGCCCAGAAGAAGTGGGAAACGTACCGGCCAAGAAGAAGTAATATTTGAAATTGCTTTTCATTTAGGCATCCCTGTCTATACAATGATGGAGGAAATGCCTTACACTGAATTGCAAAAATGGATAAACTTCTTCGAAGAAAAGCCTATTGGCTGGCGAGACGACTACAGAGCCTTCCTTATTATGAAGTCCATGGGCTATAAGGGTAAAGCAGAAGATGTGTTCGGTTCAATTCGACAAATTAAGAAGATTGAATCAGACAAGAAAGTAAACGATCGTGCAGTTCCAAAAGGTAATCTCCTTGCTAAGATGATGAAAGCAAAAGGTGGTGATATGGATCTAAAGGATATGTTGAAAGGGAGCAAGTAATGGCTAGACCTATAGTAAACTTAGAAGTCATAAATTTCAAGCAAGAGCTTAGACGGATTGAAAAAGAGGTCCTCGAACAAGGCGACGAAGAAATTTTAGACCTAGTTGATTATGCTGTAGACCAACTCCGAGTTGTTACCCCTGTAGACACAGGTGAGGCACGCTCAGGTTGGTACTCCCAAAAAGTTAGACAACTGGATGGTAGCTCCGGCTCCCTCATCATTAACGAAGTTGAACACATCAGTAGCCTAAACAAGGGTAGTAGTCAACAAGCACCCAAATTTTTCATCGAACAAGTTCTGGTACAAATCGGAATCTTAACATCTAACTAATAATCTGCCCTCCGATGGTAACTCACATATTGAGTGGCTATTAGGAGGGCATTTTTATTTATAAAGGAGTACGCCACAATGACTGGTGTTAAAATTAGAGTAAGAGCCGACAGTACTCAGGCTCGTAGAGACCTTCAAAGGTTGGAACGTTCTGTATCGAGTATTGAAAAGACTACTGCAGGTGTAACACGTGGCTTTCGTAAGTTAGCTATCGGTATTACTGCAGCCTTCACGGGCGTAGCCCTAACGAGAGGCCTCTCAAACGCTGCTGACTCAATCACAAACCTAGAGAACAAACTTGCCTTGGTCGTTGACCGTGGTAATGAGCTACAGGGTACACTGAGACAGCTATACACTATCTCTGCTGGTGCTAGACTGCCAGTTGCGACAGCCGCAGACACCTTTAACCGCTTTGGTTTGGCTCTACAAGACTCAGCTAAAAGCACAGAAGAAATCCTGAATGTAACAAATGCTGTTCTTCAGTCGGCAACACTGTCCGGTGCTACAGCAGCAACCGCCACAGCGTCTATCACACAGTTGGGCCAAGGTCTTGCTTCCGGTACACTACGTGGTGAAGAACTTAACTCGGTACTTGAGGGTATGCCACGTCTGGCCCGCGCCATTGCTGACGGTATGGGAGTTCCTTTCGGGGAACTGAGAGCACTGGCTGCTGATGGAAAACTTGAAGCTGAAGCGGTGTTTGAGGCTATTGCTTCTGAAGCGGCTAATATCAACACAGAATTTGATGGTCTTGAAGCGACTATCTCAGGACTCACAGCAGTTCTAAAAGACGAATTTACAAGGGCCTTGTCAGCTTTTGATCAGGAAATTAAATTCTCTGAGAACCTTGGTAAGGTAATTATTGCCGCAACAAACGGACTACGTTTCTTTGCTGACAACCTTAGCTTTTGGTCAACAGTATACCGTGCTAGACTAAACCTTATTGTTAACGACTTTGTGTTCTTCAAAGAGAGCATTATTAGACTATTCACTGAAAACTTTGACATTGACTTCACACCGGTTATTGACAGTATACAAGCTATCTCAGAGCGGGTCTCTAACCTTGCTGTCGGTGCTGGTAACACTATCTCTTTTACTGTTGAGTCTTTAGACCTTGGACAATTTATTCCTTCCTTGGACACAGTAAAGGCTACTGTTATTGATTTCATCAAGGAAATTGAGGGCTGGTTTGCTTGGTTGTATGATAAGGTAATTCTTAACTCTTGGTGGTCTGACCTCTTTTGGAAGGGGGAAAACCAGATTGGTGGCCCTAAGTTCAAAAAGGCGCTGGACTACGTTAAAACAACCTTGGCAGCTTGGGCAGAAAACATAGAGGTGGTCTTCTCTGACCTTTACACTACTGTCTCTACAAAGTGGGCTGAGATTCTTCAAATTCTTACAACAACTGAAATCCCTCAGCCCGGAGGTTTGTCTTCCTTTGAACCAAATGCCTTTGGCCGTGGACTCGAATACGCTGCAGAGAAGGCAGGGGAACTAAAAACAGCACTTGCAGATGCTCTTAGCACTCGTGAGCTTGTAGGTTCTTTTGAAGAAGGTTTCTTGAATCTAGAATATGAGCTTACCCCACTTGGTAAGTTCCTTGATATGATGTCTGAAGCTGGTACAGGTATCACTGTTTACCTCAGTGATAACTTCGGCAACATCATTGACAAGCTGTACGAAGTGTGGGAGAGTGGTGGTAGTGCAATTCTAAGGGCTGCTGCCCCAGTTGTTGCTACTGTTGGTACGGCAGGTATCGCTATCGGTGACGCTATTGCTTCAGGCGAGCTAATTGCCACGGGCTTCATCAACAAAATGATTAGTGACGCTGAAATTCTTGGTGGTGCAATTGCAGTTGCCTTAATAACAAAAGCAGCCTTGGGTATGTCCTTGAAGACACTATTCCTCTCTGCTGGTGCTCTTGTATTCAGTGGGGATATCCTTGATAGTGCTGCTACACAAGCGTCTCTTAGGTCCTTAGCTAAGGGTATTGGTGCTTTCATTGGTAGCTTCTTTGAAGAAGGCGGCGCTGATGATATTGGACAAGCCTTTATCCGTGGCCTTCGTGATAGTATTAGAGCTATTGGTGAGGGTCTAACAGAGGGCTTCGATGGTAGCGCACTTGATTCAGATCTTGGTAATGAGCTTGTTGGTGCAATCGCCACCCTCATAACTATTGCGGCTGTTTCTGGGGGTCTTAAGCTTGTCCTGTTTAAAGCGGGCGCAGCTATTATAGCAGGTCTGTTTACTGGTACAGTTGCCCTTGCTAGTTTGGCTGTTTCTGCACTATCACCTATTATTGGTTCTGCTGTGGCTAGTGCCGCTACTACGCCTTTTGTTGCTAGAGCTTCAGACGCTGCTGGTAGAACAATCGGTATTGCCATGAGAACCGGACTTCTAGCTGGTTTAGTTGGTGGCCTCAGCCTTGGTATTGGTTCAGCATTAGACACAGCAACAAACGGTATTGTGGATAGGGTTGATAGGCTATTCAGTGGAAGATCTGTAAATGAGCAACAGGCTCGTAATGCAAGACGTGTTCTTGACCTGATGGGGGAGGGTGAAAACGGCATACGTGCCATTGCCCAACTTATTGATAACGGTGTTGTTAGTTCTGAGGAACTTTCATTAATTGGTGAAGAAAACCTTGCCACATTGAAGTCAGCCTTAGACTTACTAGAACCAACAATATTAGACAGTATTTATGGATTTAGTATATTTGAAAACAGCCTAGATGAGTTGGCTAAGTCTATTGACGCTGCGAGTGCTCAAATTACTTCAGGCGCTCAACAGAGAACTATCGCAGTTACACCAAGCAACAACCCTCTTCCAGTTGATGCCTTCGCGACAGGTGGCTCCGTAAACGGTGCTGGTGGACCAACAGACGACAAGATTCCAGCTATGCTTTCTAACGGTGAGTTTGTAATGAAGGCTTCTGCTGTTGACAAATTTGGTGTTGGTTTTATGAGCAGAATAAACGCTGGTATGGTACCTGAAGGTTTCTCCACAGGTGGACTTGTTGGTCAACTTGCTACGATTGATGGTCTTATTTCCAGCACACAGTCAGACTTAATGCAGTCAGAATTGCTCAGAAATCCGGGTCGTATCTCTGCTAACAGAAGTGCGTTGGCAGACCTATTCTCTGCACGTTCAGATATACTATCCAGAATTGATGCGGAGGGTTCTAATACCTTTGCTGACTCTGCTGGTGTTGCTAATACATCACCTTCCGGTTCCTCTGACTCTACTGGTTCTGGAAGTGATTCGGATAAAGACGACGCAAAGACCCTAGCGGAAACATTTGCTGAAGGCTTCAAAGATGACTTCAAATCAGGTCTATCCCAATTCTTAAAGACTGGTGACTTGAAAGAGTTTACGCTAGGTCTTTTGGATAGCTTCACCTCTAAGGTAATTGACAGCTTTGTTGAAGGCTTCACTAATAGCCTCTTTGAAGGTCTTGAACTTGATTCTCTCTTTGAGGGGGTGTTTCAGGGCGTTGAAGATTGGAGTACTACCCTTGGTGAAGGTACTGTCGGGGCTACTGAAGGTGGCATCTTTGGAATTGACCTTAGTGGTCTGTTCGAAGGTGTTTCTTCCTTCTTCTCTGGTATCTTTGAAGGCTTTGGAGGTGGTGGTTCTGGTGGTGGCGGTTTCTTTTCCTCTATCCTCGGACTATTTGGGGGTGGGGGCGGTGCTGTCGGCCTCAACAATGGTGGCCTAGTTAAACCACTCAACACTTCTCGTACAGATATAGACTCTGTTCCTGCTATGCTAACTCCCGGTGAACTCGTAGTACCTACTGATAAGGTAGAGGACTACATGAATTCTGGTAGTGGTGGAAGCAGCCAAACGTTCAACATCAATGTTTCTGGTGACGTATCTAGACAAACTCGTAAAGAGATTGTTCAGATGCTGCCTCAGATTGCGGCTGGTGTAAATTCTCAGAATAAAGAGAACAACTACAGACGCTAACCAAGATAGGAAACACTATGAAGAAATGGACAGATCTGTTTGATCAGAGGGATGGTAAGTTGTATTGGAAAGAAGCCCGTGGTCGAAAGGCTGCGGGTTCCGAGGCTGGTACTAGTCACGGTGACGGTTATAAGACTGTCCGCATCGATGGTAAGGCTTACTACGTGCATCGTGTTGTTATGGAAATCACAACTGGTAAAAAGATAAGGTCAGGTGATGTTGATCATAAGGACCGAGATAGGTCTAACAACTCACCGAAGAATCTAAGGCAGGTTACACGGTCAGAGAATAACAAGAACCGTAAGTCTTGGGCCAAGGTTAAGGCTGCAGCTAAGGTTGCAACTAAAGTAAAACCAAAACCCAAGGCTAAACCGAAGCCTAAAGTAAAAACTAAGGCGAAAACTAAGAATAAATAACAATTGGGCGGGCCTTCTGGTTCGCCCATTTTAACTGTTTTCGGACCAAATTTGATCAAAAAGTGCCCAAAAAGTGAGAAAAACAGAGCATCTATAATAGAGAAATCTAAATCAACCACCAAAACTTAATCCGAACAAACTGGAGCACACCATGATTAACCTGATTCAAAAAGCCTTCAACCTACTCGTACTCGTACTTTTAGTTACCGCCGCATCCGCCTACTTTGCTTACAACGAAGGTCTTATTGAGGGATCAAAGTTTATTGAGGAAAGCAGCAATTCCTTATTTAGCTGGGAAACTGTAGGTTATGCCCGTGACAAGACTTCTTCTTTAGCAGCCACCGCTTGGAATACAACCTCCGGCGCTGCTACACAATCTTGGGGTTTTGTTTCTTCTTCCTTTACAAAACTCTTTTCTTAACCAAAACAAACTTAATCCGAACAAACTGGATATAACAAATGTCTAAATTAGTTAAGCGCTATGCTATCCTATTCTCTACTGTATTTACAGTAGCCATTATTACTAGCTATGTAGCCAACTCAATGGGGTACCAGCTAGGCTACACAATCGGCGAATGGGACTGTGAAACTGGCCAAAACAACTTTGATGGAGGACTTCTACTTGAAACATACTAAATTTGACGCGGACACTTGTATTGCAACAATCGGTTGGATACTCATCATAGCCCTAGTCTGGCACATCTGGTAAGGAGAACAACCAATGGAATACCTCCCATACAACCCCATCCAAAAGGGTTACAACACTTACCTTATGGTTTTTGCCTACGGTAGCTCAAGAAAGAGTATATTAACCCTCTTCAAGGAGTTCAACGAAGATGTTGTGGTTATGCTACCTTCTGAGGAAAACTTAACTTGCGGTAACTCCACCTTTGAGCTTAGGAAGGCTGTACTTATGTCTAGCTTTGCTTATATCGATATGAACGATGATTTGTTTGTTATAAAGAACCGCGCTACTGACCAGCTTGGATTTATGAAAGAAGAAGATTTTTTCCAAATCATAAGAAACTTCAGAGAACAAACAGCCCCCCTAAAGAGGGGCTAACATGGAAGACTTAATAGGAGGCGCAATAGCTCGTGCTGTAATATGTATGTTGATTGCTGCCATATTTAAATCAGACAAAGTTGTTGCACCTTTTTGGTTTGGCATACTTGGTCTACTCTACTATAGCGTCTGGGACGTAGGAGGCTATATAACCCCTGTAATGTCTATCGGTTTGTTCTTCCCTGAGAACATCAAACTGGTGGCATTATCAACTAAAAAGGTGAAAGCCATGCACGATAACAGAAAGAAACAAAAAGGATAACTACATGATCACAATTCTCTTGCTATATCTTGTTTACATCAATTTGGAACCTATCCTAAATGGACAAGAGCCTACTTAGTAAGTTAATTGTTGGAAGTCACTATATTGGAGTGTTTCGGCACCTAGTCCAATTAAATCGTAAGACAGCAAGGATCTACTATGTACAAATTCTTTCGCGGAAC